CGAGTGAGGAAAGATTTGAACGATGTCTTTAGAAGGCAAGTCCAAAGTCTTTACTATCTCACAAACCTTTTCTGAGAAGTCAAAGAAGGTTCGGGGATCCTTGGGATTGTAAACGCAGTATACTTGCTTGCCAGTGGTATTATACATGCGGGCCACGTCGTTTAACTCCCAACTGTTGAGATAAACGATCCGATGATTTCCTCTCTCTGGTTCCGGTAATTCCCATCTGAGATTCTGAGGATAGCGGGGAAGCTGTTGTGGTCGATGCATCCAACCCGAATGAATCCAGTGGGCCCAGCGAGCTTTGAGATGAGGTGCGGCCCACCTCATGCCCTGATTATAGGCAAGGAAGTTCGCCTTAATCTGGTACAAGATATCAGCGGTGAGGATAATGTCGTAAGGCTGAAGTACTTCTTTATAAAGATCTCGGAAGTGTTCGGCTCTTTCTTTAATTGGTCGGGAAGTCATTACTCTCCCGGATGGGAGGTTGACTTGATTGGGGAACAGACCCTCCTTGCAGTGTTTATCTACAAGGAAGTCGAAGTCTTGATCAAAATGTAAAAGTAATTTCGCACGTTCATACCAGCCTACATGGAGGGCGTAGCTTGCCTGAAATGATCCAAAATGACTTAGTATTGCAATTTTCATCTTTCCTCCGCTTGCCAAGTTTTTCCTGTGACTATATAATTAACAGTACTAATAGCAACATGGAACATACTTGCAATAAAAGTTTGAGTGCTTTTTCCAGAATCCCATAATTTCCTTATTAACCATACTTCCCCTTTTTTCAATTTACTAAATCCGTTATTCTCTCCTTTACTACTTCTTAGTCCTATTGAGTGTGCGTGTTTTAAGTTGTCACTTTTTGTACACCATTCTATATTATTAATTTTATTGTTTGTTTTATCTCCATCAACATGATTGCACTCCATTCCTTCCTCATAACCAAAAAAAGCAAAGAGCACAAGACGATGAATATATCTACAGTATTGCTTCCCTCCCTTACGAAAGGAAATCATCGAATATCTATTCTTGTGTTTACTTTGCTTTAGTACTTTCCTATTTTTCTTGTGTCGTATGTTACCTAAGTTAGACACTTCGTAGTTAGGAAATTCGGAAATAGATTTCCATCTCTCCAAAGTTCTCATTCTCTTTTCCTTTCTATATGGTTGCTACTTTATATAAAAGACCTCCTAGGTCGTTGTTGTCGTCGTTGTAGTAGTGGTACTGGTAGTTGTAGTGGTGGTGGTAGTCAAATCGAATTTATAATACTCGCCGCCACTGCCTTGAGTATCGATTTCATAATGGGCATCACAGAAGTATGCTTCTAAGTCTTCATCCTCATCGTCGGATCGAATTAATTTTAACTGCACGCCGGTAGAAAAACCAGTCACAGTAATTCCGCCAAACCTTAATATCTGGTTGATAGGGGAAAGGGCCGGATCAAAAACACAACCGACATTGAGTACTTGAGGATAAACGGTATCCGCAATCACCGTGTTCCAAACAGTTGCAGGAGGTTGACCGTTTAACTGAATCCGATACCTCAACTCAAATCGATATTCTTTATTTGCGGGCATTTGAAAATGGATGTGGGGATATATAATCGAACCTTGTTTCATCGCGTGAGGAGTTTGAATATTCATACTTACTATATCGTTGCGAGTTCCCCAACTACCATCCGGTTCAAAAGTGACCGTTCCCTCATCCCAATTATAATCTACTTTCCCAACTCCGCTTGTTAATCTTCTCGAAAGAAGATCTCCCTGAACATCATCCCATCCGGTAGCATTGCCAAGGCTTTGTATCTGTCCTCCGGGCCGCACCTTCATTGCGCTGGAGCCGCCACCAATTTTCATGGAGAGAATTTCACCAGTATTTAAAATTTGACTAAGCTCGCTATCTGCCATTGTCATTACTCCTTTTATATAGTGTGAATAACTTTATCTCCATTACGAGCAACGTCAACCCCATTGTGGACAACATAGTCTCCCTCTATTGTCGTTGTCGTGTGAGTAGTTGTCGTAGTGGTTGTAGTCGTAGTAATCGAAGCCTCATCTTTCCAGCGAGTCCTGCTTCCGTGAGGACCAAGGTAAATTCTTTTTCCCATCCTCTTATATACTTTCACCGGCTGCCGCGGCTTCAAACGAGGACGATATGCTTTCTTTTTTCTTATTTTTTTAACCATGACTTTACTCACGTCGTCGTTGTAGTAGTGGTACTGGTAGTTGTAGTGGTGGTGCTATTCGCGGCATACGGTATTGCTCTCGGTTCCCATTTGCTTGTGGCCGAGTTCCATGAGAGTACTTCGTCATCTCCGATGCCCGATACATCAACGTCTAGCAGTGCCGACAACTTGAGCAGAGTGTCGTTCAACCGTTGCCAGTTATAACGATCATCCGCGGCCCACGAGTCATCGCCTATTTCACAAGTTCTCAATCCTGTTAGTGGTAAGGTAGTAGTCATTATTCAAATTTCCTGCATACCCATTTAGAAGTAGTTGCATTCCAAACCAGAATTGACTTATCCTCAAGATTGTTTGTCTTCACATCTACTAAGGCTTGAATCTTCAGCAAGACATAATTAAGAAGATCAACGTTCTTATTGTAGATATGCACCCAGCCGGGAACTGCATAGTCATGAGTTTCTAATTTTGTCTCGGCGTCTATTGTCATTTTACTTCCTAAGTGGTTGTGGTAGTAGTTGTAGTTGCATAAGACCCGATCAATGGAAAGAAACCAGAAGGAGGAGCGTAATTAAGTATACTCCCCTCACATACAAGGTCCATATAAGATCCGGTTGCATATGCCGACATCCCGGGATAAATGGTTCCGCTGAGATTACTATATGCTTCACCTGTTCCGGCCCCGGGGTCTCCACTATCTTGCCAGACATTATTTTTAGCGAACCAAACTTTCCCAGCACCAGCATCAAAAGCGACTCCAATTATGTCGGCGGTAGTATATGAACTTCCGTAAGACACTCCACTACCATTATTAAATTTGTTGCCATTATTACCATAGTAGCCCCAGCCGTCTGGGTCAGCACCGGAGTAGCCTGAACCGGAAACATCAAACGGACAATCAGCATTCATTACTTCCGCAAAAACATTATCGTCGCTGGTGAGTACTACTAATTCAAAGTACCACTTACCAGTAGACTTGCCAATCAATCCTCTCACATTGCAGTTTGTCCAGTTGCCACCGCCGGATCTTGTTGCTCGCCTATTGTTTTCTGTTAAGTCAATATTGGTTGAGATGTTATCTTCGTCCCACGCCGGTTGAGTTTGATCTGGTGCGAGGAATCCAGCAGGAGGAGTATACGTCAATTCACTCTCCATAAAACTTGAAGTAACCGTAGTGTTAATATATCTCATAGAGACTGCAGCACATAAAGCAGTCATAGCAGTAATTCCAGCATCTGTAAATGTCGGGTCAGTTCCGGCCGCGGGGTCTCCACTCAATAACCATGTTCCATTAATACTAAACCATATCTTCCCGGCTGAGATATCTACTGCGACACCAACGCGAGAATCGCCGGCTCCCCAACCGTTATAGTTAGTATAAGAGCTATCGTGATACCGACGATCAGTTCCAGCAGAAATATAAAACCACGACCATGATTGAGCAGTAAAACCAACTCTATCATTTTCATCATCCACGTCCCAATCATTAATGCCGACTGAAATATAATTACTCTGGTCTGCCGACGGAACAAATACTTCCCAATATAGTTTCCCAAAATCTGCTTGCCAATTACTTTGAATACATCTTACGGTATCCGCGGCAGTAGCGGAACAAGTACGATTGCCGTTGCTCAAAGCATAGTTGGTTTGTACTCGATCTTCATCCCATGCAAACTCCGGCTCGACATATGCTGTCGTGGTTGTAGAAGTAGTAGAAGTAGTAGAAGTAGTAGAAGTCGTTGTAGATGTAGTACTGGTGGTAGTTGTGGTTGAGGTCGTCTCGTATGGATCATCGAGACATTGCTCAAGTTCCCATTCATTTAAAACAGTATTATTACTCTCCGCTGTCCCGTCAATTCGATACCACTGATAGCCAACATCATTTTCAAATTCTACATAAGGAGTCCAACCGGGATATCCTCCCGGGGCCTCCAGATCAGCGTTTAAATCGGCAAGCTCTACCCAGTCACCATCAGAACCATTGGTGGAGTTATTACTTCCTTCAAAGACAACTCCGGCGGAAGCGAACTCGTTATATGCCGCGGAGTTCAGCATATAAAGGCGAAGCCGCTTTACTTTCTTTTTATATCCAAGATCAATTGCAACGAAAGGAAAGTTTTGAAGATATGTTCCGGTATCATTATCAGAAGCATTACTTGCGCTAGCATCGCCATAATGATCCATTGCAGAGGAAGTAATATCACTTCCCCAACTGGCGCAGAATGCAGTGGTCGTTGTGGTAGTGGTAGTGGTAGTGGTCGTAGTAGATGTGGTAGTAGTAACTGGGAGCGTAGTCGTGGTAGAAGTAGTGGTAGTGGTCGTAGTAGATGTGGTAGTAGTAACTGGGAGCGTAGTCGTGGTAGAAGTAGTTGTATGGCTCGTTGTGGTGCTGGTCGTGTGGCTCGTTGTGGTACTGGTAGTAGTACTAGTGGTAGTTGCAGCGGCTGTCGTGGTCGTATGAGAAGTAGTTGTATGCGAAGTAGTAGTTGTATGCGAAGTAGTAGTTGAAGTGGTCGTATAATCAGGGAAGGCCGCGTGCCATCCGACGGCCTCGAACTTCTGATTCGCATTACTCCACCGTAAGACGTTACCCTCGGCAAGGCCGGTTAGATCAACGTCTAGAACACCCGATACCTTGAGTAAAGTACTTTCAAGAAGTTCCATGTTCCTTGTAAGAACATCGTTCCATCCTTGCGTACCGTACTTTAACTTCTCAAGTTGTGTCTCTGTTAATTTTGTCATTAGTAAGTTCCTGTCGGCCCTGTATATGTTCCATCGCCTGCTCCAACTGCTACCCTAACCGCTGATCCAAGTACTCCATCCACTCGAGGAGTAATATCAATGTCGCAGGATCCCGCTTGAACTATAGTATGAGTTGCGGCCTCTATAAAAGCATCATGAGCACCGGCTGAGCACTCGAAGTAAAAGTCACCGCCGAATAGTAATGGAGATTGATCAAGCTGGGCATCCGAATCTTCTGCTCCAGCACCAGAGAAGAGTTGAGTAGTTGGATACCATGAGACAACAATGCTGGTGCCTGTCCTGACTGCTTTGACTATCGTCACAGTGGCCGGTATAGCGGCCTTCCCGACAGGCACGACATTTAAAGGAGTCGCCAAACTCGGTGAGACAACGTCTCTTCCATTGGAGGGTAAGAACTTCAAATAGAAATCGGTTGAAGTAACTCCGGTGAGAATGTTCTCGCCCAGTTGAGTAATCCATATTGGTGAATTATTATTATGGGAAGATATCGGCGTATTGAGTATGCCTCTAATTACTCCCTTCAATCTAATGCTGTTAGCTCCTTCAGGCTCAACGGTTTCAAACGCTACAATTTCATCTCCAATGATTGCGTATCTGGCATCGGCGAAGAGTTCCGACCGGTTGATTGTGTCATATGCCGGATCTTCACGATAGGGAGTATAAAGGATCCCGACCTCATCATCTATCGCCATTGTCTCATCTACATCGGCGTACTCCTCATCCAATGTTCCGTATTGAGCGAACTGGGTAGCGGTCATGGTAGTAGTATAATCCGAACCGGTGTAAGACAACTGGACAAGGAAACTTGTCTCTTGTCCTTCTCGGGCAGCCAGCAATAGGTAGGTCTTGGCCTTGCCGGTGGCAGACAGATACGGTAATTCAAATACTCCCTGATGGACGAGGACTGCCGGATCATAATCTGGTTGAGTCCACTGGCCTCCGCCGCCTGAAGTATAATTATCATCGGCTAACTTCTCGACCATCTGAATTGCAACGAGCTTTACTTCTTGATTATCTATCTCTCCGATATCTTTGCCGACGATTCTGAACTCGGCCCCGTCTAAGCCGTAATCCTCATGAGTAACATCGAAGACCGTACCCATAACATAACTGGAGTACTTATAGGGAAGTGTTATAGATATCTGCGCCTCAGGATAACTCATCCGTTGCATCAGTTCCCATAGGCGAGCAGAAGCAACCAATGGATCAGTGAAGGCTGTTAGATCAACAGTCTTCTGCCGTGTATAACCGACCATCTGCCGGGCCGCTGGGTTCTTTACTCTTATGGTGCGAGTAGTATATGCCTGATCAGCATCGGTATAGTTGGCCCGGAAGTCATTGTAAGTATCTTTCCATGCTCGGCGAGTGAATTGAAATTTAATGAAGTCATCTTTATCTAAGCTAAAAGCAGAAGCATCGCTCGGATCATGAGGCACGAGAGTAAACTTGCCTTGAGTATCAATGTCAAATCCAGCATCGATATAGTTGAGCACGTCGTTAATATGTTCGCGAACTTCTTTTTGTTTCGTGAACGCTATATTGATTGCGTAGTTTTTAGAATAGAAGTAATCAGCCGCGTCTTGAAAGACCGCCATATTAAAATCTTCATTGACCGCCCCGCCTGCTACCAGTAGGTCGTATATAACCGCAGCCGGATTTGTTCCACCGGTCATGTTGGAATAAGTAAGAGGACAATTGGAAACGCTCTCAACTATCCAGTGCATGGTAGGTACAGCAGAGACGTTCTCGCCAAGGTAGTATTGATTCATGAAGATATGACAAACGCCAGTCATCTGGTTCGCATACTCTCCCGGTTCCTCAGGGTAGTAAACATCATCGAAGCCATTGTTGACATCGTAATTGCCCAACTGGGCAAGGGTCTTGAGCCGATCATTTACATATACTGCTTGGATATCTGCTTCACCGAGACAAACCGCTTGCCACAAATCCATGTAGTACTTAAATCCGGTAGTAACATCTTGACTACCGCCTTTGCCTCCGGCCTCCTGCGTTTGTTGGACTGACCTAAGATTTCCGTACCATAAAAGGTTGCCTGTTTGTCGAACAGTGCCAGATATGAACGGTACACAGTGACCTTCTTGGGCGCGGGTGATCTGGAACGAGTCTAGGGTGGCAGGAGACATATCCTGACCCTGAGGTTGGTTCTGAGAAGCAGCAATTATAAGACCAACTATAAGTGAGCCTACTATTACGGCGATTCCGATTACCATTATTCTTCCCTCACGAACCTAAAGACACTTCTCAATCTTCTCCTCCACCAATTGCCGAGCCTCATTTCTGAAACTCCTCTTAATTCGATGGAGTGGATCATCGTTAACTTCGGTCTGTCGATTACTATCCCGCAGTGATTGGTAACTCCGGTATCCATAGTTCTAAAGGCTACAATGTCTCCTCTTATTAGTGCCGCGCTTGTCGGCAACCAAAGAGCAGTCCACCCGGGTTTAAGGTTATTGATCATATGATGGAAGAAGCCTTCCATTACAAGTTCTTTCTTTGTATGTATATGCCAATCACGAGGGTAGTAATCATGTTCTATTTTTTTAAGGTAACCTAACTCTACCATAACGGCCGCGGTAAATAAAGTACAATCGACACCGCGCTTTTTAGCTTTCCACAAATGCCGATAGGGTGTACCTTTCCACGATGCGAGTATTTTCTCGAATCGATCCCATGTTTTTTGATTGTCAAAGAGAATCTTCACTTGAATCCCCACATAACCGGATTAGTAGAAGGAATGTAAGGCATACCGAGAAAGTTATCATAATTATCAAACTTGTTTTTGCATGTGTCCGGGTTACCATCGCACCCGGGCAAAGCATCGAGGACACTTCCTACAACTACTCGAGAATCGAATTGCACTTGCAAGGTGAGTACTCCGGTTGATTGAACCGAGCGAGTAATTAATCGCATGTCGGTTCCGGCCATCAGTATCCCTCCGGTGAAGTAGTCATCAGCAAAAGAGCCTAGACCGGACATCTCATAATCAAGGCCACTGATAGAGACAACGGTACAGGCTTCTAACAGATCTACTTCTTCAAGTTTGCAACCAGCATCGGCAAGGTCCCAATTACACTCGCTCTGAAAAATAACTGTTGGAGTGCGAGAGCGAAGAATTTCACTTCCGGCCTCTACTTTTGCTCTCGCTACTTTATTCTCAACGGTGACACTGTGAATCGTGCCGATAAAGAATACTTCCCAGTCGGCTAGGTCGCTATAGATGGCCCGGTATACTGTTACAGTGACTGTCTCAATTGGTTGATTGGCGATATGAGCATTTAAAGTATCGATAAGAGGAGCAGTAATAGTCATTACTATATTGCCGAAGTTATTATTATAAGAGATGCCTGATCTCTTTATCGGGGCCGCTTTGTATAACTCACCAGCGAAGGTAAGGTCTTCACTATAAGAAGTAAAACGATCTATGGAACTGCCTGAAACAAAGTCAAACAGTTCCGGCATTGGCTCCTGTTGAGTGGCAGTCTTATTAGCAGCTAATGTCATATCTCAGTGTACTCCTTGACTAGTTCATAGAATTTCAAACCTACAGTGCTTACTTCATTTGACTTCGCCGCTATCTTCATTGTATCCTGTTCAAACCGAGCGAGAAGTAAACGACCAATGAGCCAGTGATTGCCGTTGTCGGCAGTGAGGTCTCTATCGGTGGAAGTATCCAAGGCCAGAGAAGTAGCATCATCACCAACAGAATAAGAAACTTCAGTTAGTTCTTTTGTGATAATGTCTCCATCGTGCATCTCAATGAATATTCTCTCATCTCCTCTCATAATGTTTTCAGCAAGATTCGGATAACACTTGAGAGCAGATGCGCCGGTATTGTGATCCTCCTTGAGAACAAATGTCTGGATAGGGTACTTGATCCAAAACCTTTCCAGTCGGCCCAATCGTTCATGGTAGAAGTCAAGTAAATTATACTCGTCTTCTTTTGTAGGAGTCATGAATTCTAAAGTAAAAGAAATCGGAACATCGGCGGTCAACTGCTCAAGGGTCTGAGCCGACCCGGGGTATGATTGGAAGTACCGAGCAACCTTGAAACCAGATGCTGGATTCCTTTCCCAGTTAGGTTCCAATGGAAATAAATTAAGACCACCTAACCCGTCTAGATCATCGGCCATTAGCTTGTACTCCCAATTAAAAATTCTTTAAACTCAGCAGTCATCTCGTCATAGTCATCTGTTTTACTGGTGAGACGAATCGCTTTCAAAGATGCAAAGAAACAAGGGTAAACAGATGCTCCGATAGGAAAGTTGTTTATCAATCCACGTTCTAGAGTAATTGCAGATGCTCCGACAGAATCTATTTCTTTTATTTCGATAATGTCATTGCCGTAATCGGCGATAAGAACATGGTTGCATAAGTTAGTTAAGTTCCACAAGTCGGTAGT